GAGATCACCTTGAAGAACGGGTCATCGATCCGTGGCTTCTCGGCTGAGGAGCCTAGTCGTTTGCGCGGTCCACAGTTCCACCGAGTCTGGTGCGATGAGCTGGCTGCTTGGCAATACGTTGAAGAGACATGGGACATGATGCGATTCGGTCTGCGCTTGGGCGAAGATCCACGGGTCGTCATCACCACGACTCCTAAGCCCATTGAGCTGGTTCGTAAGCTGCTCAAGGATGCTGCCAAGAAGAACAGCCGGATTCACGTCACTCGAGGGTCTACCTATGACAACGCAGCGAACCTTGCAAAGTCCTTCCTTGCTGAGATCACACAGTACGAAGGCACGCAGCTTGGACGACAAGAGATCCACGCCGAGGTTATTGACCCCGAAGAGACTGGCATCATCAAGCGAAGCTGGTTCAAGCTCTGGCCAGCCGACAAGCCCTTGCCGCCTCTTGACTACATCGTCATGAGCCTTGACACGGCGTTCACGGAAAAGTCCATTGACCGCAAGAGCCATGACCCCGATCCAACCGCGTGCTCGGTCTGGGGCGTCTTTCGCCATGACAAGAAGCCGGCCTTCCTGCTGCTCGACTGCTGGCAAGACCACCTTGGGCTGCCCGGCCTGATCGAACGGGTCAAGAAAGAATGGGCTGTCAGGTACGGTGACGAGGACTTCAGGCCTATGATCAAGCCGCTGATTGGGCCAAAGCAATCGATGTTCGGTGGCAAGTCACCTGACCTGATGATCATCGAGGACAAGGGATCTGGTATCAGTCTGCGTCAGATGCTGGCCCGTGAGGACATCCTGGCGTACCCGTACAATCCTGGCCGCGCGGATAAGCTGCAGCGCTTGCACGCGGTCTCGCATTTATTTGCACACGGGTTCGTTTGGGTGGTAGAATCTGATAAACGGCCTGGGAACCCTCGTTCTTGGGCTGACCCTTTAATCTCGCAGCTGTGTAGCTTTTATGGTGAAGGATCGATTAAGCATGACGACTTTGTGGATTCAACGACTCAAGCACTTAGATTGCTTGCTGACCGCAATAGTCTCTCAGTCACCAGAAAAGCGCCAGACAAAATTGAACGGGACAGCAAGCCAAGGCTTGTGAACCCTTACGCGATCTAACCGGAGTATTGAATGGCTGAAAACGAACAAGAATACGGCGAGATGTACGAGGTTGAGGATGACTCTAAGGTCCGTGATACCGAGGACGGTGGCGCAATGGTCACCATTGACGACTCGCCAAAACCGGCCGAATCCGAGTTTTACGCTAACCTTGCTGAGACGATGCCAAGTTGGAAGCTTGCAAACCTCGGCTCCGAACTCTGCGACATCTTAGAAAAAGACAAAGAAGCCCGCAAGAAGCGGGATGAACAGTATGAAGAAGGTCTGCGTCGTACAGGCCTTGGTGATGATGCCCCAGGCGGCGCATCGTTCACTGGAGCCAGCAAGGTCGTGCACCCAATGCTGACTCAAGGATGCGTGGACTTCTCAGCCCGCGTCATGAAAGAACTCTTTCCACCTGACGGTCCAGCCAAAGACAAGATCATTGGTGAAGTTACTCTTGAAAAGCAAGAAAAGGCCGAGCGACTTGTCAAGTTTATGAATTGGCAGATGACTCAGCAGATGCCTGAGTTTAGGTCTGAGCTTGAGCAGCTGTCCACACAGTTGCCATTGGGCGGCGGTCAGTATCTCAAGATCACTTGGGATGCCAACAAGAAGCGTCCTGTTCCACAGTTCGTGGCAATCGATGACGTGTACTTGCCCTTTGCTGCAACGAACTTCTACTCGTCTGAGCGCAAGACTCATGTGCAGTACTTGACTCGCATTGAGTATCAGAAGCGTGTTGAGTCTGGCATGTACATGGACGTGGACCTAATGGCCAGTCCGCTGCCTCCTGAAGAATCAAAGGCCGAGACAGCTAACAACAAGATCGAAGGCCGCCAGACCGATAGCTACAACATCGACGGTCTGCGCACAACCTACGAATGCTACATCATCCATGACTTCGATGACAAGTACGGCTTGGCACCTTACATCATCAGCTTGGACAAGGCAACTCAGAACGTGCTGTCCATCTATCGTAACTGGGAAGAGGACGACGACACCAAGCAAGAGATGCAATGGATGGTTGAATTCCCATTTGTGCCTTGGCGTGGTGCTTACCCGATCGGCCTGACGCACATGATTGGCGGTCTAAGTGCCGCTGCAACAGGTGCTTTGCGCGCTTTGTTAGACTCTGCCCACATCAACAACTTCCCAGGCTTGCTGAAGCTTAAGTCAGGAACAGGCGGTCAGACAGACCGTGTTGATCCAACAGAAGTAAAAGAGATCGAAGGTTCGTTTGGCCAAGATGACATCCGCAAGATGCTCATGCCAATGCCTTACAACCCACCAAGCGCAGTCTTGTTCCAGTTGCTTGGCTTCTTGGTTGATGCCAGCCAGAACGTTGTCCGCACGACATTTGAAGAACTAGCCGACACAAACGCCAACACACCAGTCGGAACCACCTTAGCCCGCATCGAGCAAGGCATGGTTGTGTTCTCAGCGATCCATGCGCGCCTGCATGACTCCATGGGCCGTGTGCTGAAGCTGTTGTTCCGCCTGAACAAGACCTACTTGACCGAAGAAGAAGTGTTTGACGAGACAGGCGAACTGCTTGTCAAGCGCAGCGACTTCGAAGGCCCGATGAATGTCGTGCCAGTCAGTGACCCCAACATCTTTAGTGAAGCCCAACGCTTTGCTCAAGTGCAAGCCGTCATGCAGCGAGCCAAGGAGATGCCTCAGCTGTACGATCTCCGCAAGGTTGAGGTCATGTTCCTTGAGCGTTTGAAGGTTCCTCAAGGCAAGGACCTCTTGCTGCCTGCACCAAAGCCATTGGAGCTGAACGCAGTCAATGAGAACGTCGCTGCCACAATGCGCCGACCAATCGTCGCATTCCCCGAGCAAGATCACTTGGCTCACCTGCAAGTCCACCTGGACTTCTTGACCAACCCGATGTTCGGCAACAACAAGGCCATTGGCCCTGCATTCATCCCCATGATGCTTGACCACATTAAAGAGCACATGGTCCTCTGGTACGCGACTCAGGTGTACAACGAAGCATCTGCTGCCGCACAAGTCGACATTGGCGAGATCCAGAAGGATGCAACAACCGAAGAAAAGCAATCGCTTGACAAGCTGCTGGCCACAACAAGCCAGGTCGTGACCAAGCAGAGCCAGGAAGCTTTCGGCCAGATCCCACAGATCATCGAGCAAGCCATTCAGATGTTGCAGCAAATGCAGCCGCCACCTCCACAGGATCCTTCTGTCAAGATCGCCGAGCAGCAGTTGCAGAATCAGGCAGCCAAGGACCAGGCAACGGCGCAGACTCAACAAGCCAAACTGGCTCAAGATGCCCAGCTCAAACAAGCCGATATGCAGCAACGCAGCATGGACAAGCAGGCCGACATCCAGGCTCGCATCGAGACCTTGCAGATGCAGCTTCAGATCGAGCAGCTGCGTCAAGAGGCCGAGGACCAGCGCACACAGGCCCAGATCCGCGCTCGCCTCGAGATGAACGAGTCCGACAACCAAACAGCCAAGCAGCTTGCTGCCCTAGAGGTAGCAACTGGCGAAAGAATCGGTGTCTCAACAGGCACTGGTATCAACCCCAATCCACGTTAAGGAGCAATCATGGTAGCAATCAGCCTACACAAGCAGATGGCCATGGGTAAAGGTTACCCAAAAGCCAAGAAGATCGCTAGCGATCCTTCACCAACGCCTGGCATGCCAGACGCAAACTACAAGACCATGGCCAAGATGAAGACCGAAAAGGTCCAAGGCGAAGGCAATGGCGGCACAAACAGCCAACGCGGTACAGGTCCTGACAAGATCTCTACCGTCATGGGTGGACGCCGATAAGTGTTAGCAAAAATTATCACGTCTATTCGAGCCGAGCAGCAGGCACTGGCAGTTGAAGCCATCAAAGTGCAGCCAGCTGAAGGCAAAGACATCAGCTTCGAATACGGTAAACGTCAAGGCGTCTACGCCGGCCTTGATCGCGCCGTCCAGTTGATTGAGCGGATCTATCGTGATATTGAAAACGACCAACGAGATCTTTAACCCCAGCATACGGAGAAGCGAATGCTACTTGAAACCCCCATGTCCTTTACTTACGCCTCATTGGACGAGGCCTTCCCAACAGTAGACTGCTGTCACGAGCCTTTGGGCTCACGTGTGATTGTGCAAGTCCGCAAAGCCAAGAACCAGACGGCTGGCGGTATCTACATCCCGGAAGAAGCAAGAAAGACAGAAGCCAGCAATACCCAGATCGCCAAAGTTGTGGCGGTCGGAACATTGGCTTACAAGAACCGAAACACTATGGAACCGTGGCCTGAAGGCTCCTGGTGTGAAGTTGGTGCCTACGTCCGTGCACCTAAATACGGCGGTGATCGTTGGACCGTAAGGTCCGGTGACGAGGAGATCGAATTTGTGATGTTCAATGACCTAGACATTCTTGCCAAGGTTACTGGAGATCCCACTGCGATCCGTGCGTTTATCTAACTGCTGAAAGGAGCAGGCAATGGCTGGTGAAAACATGATCATCGAAGATGATGAAGACCAAAAACGAGGTAAGCCTCAGGAAGTCGAGTTCGTTCCCGTAACCACTAAGCAAGGTGACGATGACGAAGACGATGACCAACCAGAGGACTCGCGTCTCTCAGAAGACAATGAGGACCGCGAGGAACTCCGTCGCAAACGCCGCGAAGAGAAGTCAGATCGCGCAGCGCGTAGAAAACAGGCAATTGAGCGAGATAAAACAGAGCTCAACTTCCTGAGGCAGCGGAACGAGTCGCTTGAAAAGCGCATGTTCCAAGTCGAAAAGTCTGTTGTAGGCAATACGATCTCAACCATTGACGACCGTATCGCTGACACCATAGCAGAAGTTAAGGCCGCAGAAAGAATCATGTCTCAGGCCATTGAAGCCGGTAACGGTGACGATGCTGCCAAAGCCATGCGGATCCGCGACCAGGCCATGCAGAAGGTGCAGCAGCTACAAGTCCACAAACACCAGCAGAACCAAGTCGCCCAGAACCTGCACCAGCAGTCTCAGGCACCGGCTCCCCAGCCAGGTCCTGACCCCGAGGTCGCGAGCTTTGCTCAAGACTGGGTGTCCAGGAATAGCTGGTACGACCCTAACGCGGGGGACGAGGCCTCGAAGATCGTGTTAGCAATTGATCAGTCTCTCGTAGAAGCGGGCTATAATCCAAAAACAGAGGCATATTGGCGCGAGCTGGACAAGCGAGTGGCCAAACGATTGCCGGACGTTAAAGGAGGCGGTAACTATGATGACCATCAAGACGACGATCGCCGCGGACAGCGTAGAGGTCCGCCCGTTGGTTCCAGCAGGGACCAGGCTCCGCAGTCTACCCGCCGTGAAGTATACATCTCACCCGAACGAAAGCAAGCTATGACTGATGCTGGAGTTTGGGATGACCCCGTCCTGCGTCAACGCTACTTGAAACAGTACGCGAAGTGGGACCGTGAAAACAATTCAACTCGCTGAAAGGAGTGAGAAAAATGTCTGATGAACGCTTAAAAAAATCCCCTGATCTTGTCCGCCAATCACGTGGAGCCACAGACCGCAATGTGACTGAAGACCGTGCTATTAGCGACGAAGATCGTGTTGAGATGTTTAGATCTCAATTTTTCCAAGACGCATTGCCAGATCTACCAAAGATCCCTGGCTTTCACACATGTTGGTTGACCACCACTAACCCCCGAGACTCCATTCAACAACGGATCCGGTTGGGTTATCAACCTATTAAAGCCGAAGACGTGCCTGGCTGGGAATATGTAACCATTAAGACAGGCGAATGGCAAGGGTTTATTGGTGTCAACGAGATGCTTGCATTCAAGCTGCCTATGTCTCTCTACTCACGATTCATGCAAGAAGCTCACCATGACGCTCCTGCACGTGAAGATGAGAAGCTCACAGCCATCTTGGACGGCATTAAAGAAGCTGCAGCAGCTGCAGGCGGACGTGTGATTGAGGGTGATGGTATCGCTGCATTGCGCGAAAATCCTGGTCGAGCTAAATTTGAAGAGCTTTGACCAATCCACTAATTCTCCTTTGAGGAAAAGCAAACATGTCTACTACTAGCACACCGTTTGGCTTCCAGCCCGTTTACCACGCAAGTGGTTTCGTGCGCCCGGCAGCCTTCACGCTGGCGGACAACGCTGCAATTACCTTGTTGCAATACCAACCTGTGGCGATTAACACGTCCACTGGTGTTGTGACTCCGGCAACTGTTGGCGGTGCCTTCGTCGGTACTTTTATGGGTGTTGAGTTCACAGATGGCGATGGCCGTCGTCGTGTATCCAACAAGTTCCTTGCGAACACCCCCGCAACTGATGTGACCGCGTATATCACACGCGATCCAGCTATTGTTTATCAGATCCAAGCCAATGGCTCTGTGAACATCAGCAACATCGGCAACCAATACGACTTTGGTTCGATCACTGCCGGTTCTACCGTCATTGGTCTGAGCACATGCGTGTTGGACACTGCCTCAGTTGTGGCTTCAGGCGCTGTTGCCCAATTGCGCGTGATCGGTATCACACCCGGTCCCGATAACGCATGGGGCGACGCATATACGATTGTCCAAGTTCAGATCTCTGAGCATCAGGACGTTGCCACCATCAACGCTTACTAAGGAGCTAAAAAATGGCTGTCCCAATGCGCAGTACGGACTTTCGGTCCATCGTTGAGCCCATCTTAAACGAAGAGTTTGATGGCTTGTATAACCAGCGCGCTGACGAGTGGAAACAAGTTTTCACCGAGCGTCAAGGTATCCCACGTAACTACCACGAAGAACCCGTCTTGTACGGTTTCGGAGCGGCTCCTGAGTTGCCTGACGGCATGCCAGTGACCTACCAATCCGGTGGCGTCCTGTTCAATGCACGTTACGTCTACAAGGTCTATGGTTTGGCTTTTGCCTTGACCAAGGTCCTCGTGGAAGACGGCGACCACATCTCTATCGGTCAGACTTACGCCAAGCACTTGGCACAGTCCCTGATTGAGACGAAAGAAACTTTGTGTGCCAACATCCTGAACCGCGCCTTCAACAGCGCGTATGCAGGCGGTGACGGCGTGTCGTTGGTTAACTCCGCACACCCTATCGCTTCAGGCACATTCAGCAACGTGTTGACCACTGCAGCTAACTTGTCGCAGACCTCGCTTGAGCAGATGCTCATTCAGATCCGCAACGCCATTGACAACAATGGTAAGCGTATCCGCTTGACTCCTGAGAAGCTTGTGTTGAGCCCTAGCAACGTGTTCCAAGGTGAAGTGCTGTTGAAGTCCGTCCTGCGCGCAGGTACTGGCAACAACGACATCAACCCGATCAACTCGATGGGTATGATCAATGGCGGCCAAGCTAACTTGTCACGTTTGACTTCAACTACCGCTTGGTGGGTGCAGACAGACGCTAAGGTCGGCTTGCAGTTGATGATGCGTCGTAAGCTTGAGAAGAGCATGGAAGGTGATTTCGAAACCGACTCTATGCGCTACAAAGCAACCGAGCGTTACATTCCAGGTTGGACAGATCCACGTACCATTTACGGTACAGCCGGTCTGTAAACAAGAAGGGGGCGAAAGTCCCCTTCTTTTCATTTTTAATTTGTCAAGCTTTTCAAGGAGAAGACACCATGCCTCAATATTCAGACGACCTCTTTTTAGGTTCCTCACAAACATTCATGGGCACTGGCTTGCGTAACGCCAGTTCCACTTTCACTGGTAGCATCACCACTACCACCCTTACCGTGACAGCTATGCTGTCAGGCGACCCCTTGATCATTGGCCAATACGTCGATGGTTCTGGCGTGACCAACGGCACCTACATCACCGCTTTTGTTAGCGGAAACGGTGGCACGGGTACCTACACTGTCAACACTTCCCAGTCAGCAGGCAGCACCACCATGTTTGCCAACGGCAACGCCTTGCTTGGTGACCCTGCTCCAATGGACCGTGGCGTTGGCCCCTTGGGTCGCATCTTTGTTTGGGACACCATTCCCCAAGCCCTGGTTGCAAACAACATTGCAGCTTCGCAAACTCCAGCAGCCGCAGGTTCTTTGACCTTGACTGCCGGTACATCTGTGAAGTCTACTACCAATGCAGCAGCTGTCTCCGTGCTCCAGCTTGATGTGCCCCGCGCAGTTAGCGTGACAACCTCTACTGCAGCAGTGGCGACCTTGTCTACTGTTGTGATCGCAGGTACGGGTGGTCAAATCACTTTTGCTTCGCAAGCTGGTTTGGTTACCGGTCAGCGTTTGACTATCTCCGGTACTTTGGGTGGCACAGGCACAATCACTGGCTACACAAACCCAACAACCTACATCTTGACTGCTGTGACCGCTACCTCAGCTACCTTGACCACTACGGCAGGTGCAGCAGTAGTTACAACCGCTGGTACACCAACAGGCCTGACTTACACCTTGGGCGTGGCTCCTGTCACCATCACCGTGTCAGGCTACGACTACTACGGTCAAGCCATGAGCGAAGCAATCACGTCTAGCGCAGCGGTTAGCACAGCTGTGAATGGCAAGAAAGCTTTCTACCAGATCAGCGGCATCACAACATCTGGCGCAACAGGAACAGCCATAACTGTCGGAACTACTGACATCCTTGGCATCCCAGTGCGAGTGACAAACGCTGCGTACATCGCCAGCGTAAAGACCAACAGCACACTTGCACAAGACACCGGCACGTTTGTAGCAGCCGCCACAGCTACCGCTACTACTACCACCGGCGACGTTCGTGGAACCTATGTTCCAGGCACTGCGTCTGACGGTATCAATCGCACTGTGATGGGCGTCTTGCTGCCTGCAATCGCTGTTGGACCTAACTCAACCCGCGTTGGCGCTCTTGGCGTGACTCAGGCCTAATTAACCAGGGGGCTTCGGCCCCTATCTTTAGGAGAAAAGTATGGCTGACGCAGTCACAAGCCAAACGCTTATTGATGGTGAGCGTTTGGTCATCATGAAATTTACAAACATCAGCGACGGCACAGGCGAGTCTGCTGTATTAAAGGTAGACGTCTCTGCACTAGCGGCAAGCGCAACAGGGGCTGTATGCGATAGGGTTACGGTTACCAAAATTTACATTTCTACTCATGGCATGGAAGTCAGAATGCTTTGGGACGCCACAACAGATGTGCCGTTTTTTCTATCAGCACCCAATGCTACCCAAACGCTTGACATGAGCGCTTTTGGTGGTATTACTAACAACGGCGGTGCTGGAGTTACTGGCGACATTATGTTTAGCACGGCTGATGCTTCTTCTGGTGACACCTACTGGTGTATCTTGGAGATGGTCAAGGGTTACGCATAATGGCAAACCTAAAGATCACGGACTTACCTGCAGGCACTACGCTTGTTGGCACCGAGCTTTATGAGTCGGTCCAATCGGCCACTTCTGTCAAGCTTACTTCTGACCAGATCAAGGCCTTTGCCAATTCCGCTCCAACCTTACTGGTTGAGACGGCCAACACCAACACGCCAGCCACTGCTGCAACCTTAAGTCACCAGACTTCGGGTACGGCAGCAGCTGGTATTGGAACCCGTCTTGCTTTCCAGTGCGAGACATCCGCCAGTAACGTTGAGATTGGCGCCTTGCTTTCGGCAGTGAGCACAAACGTAGGCTCTGGCACCGAAGCTTTCAACTTGCAAGTCTTGTTGATGGCAGCGGGCTCAGCAGCAACGGCGGTTGCTACTTTCAACAGCAACGGCAACTTTGGCGTCACAGGAAACACCATCAACCTTCCAAACACCAGGACTCCTGCTTCGGCAGCAGCCCCGGGTACTAAGGGTGATATTTGCTGGGACACCAGTTACATCTACGTCTGCGTGGCGACCGACACGTGGGAACGTGTGGCGATCTCAACATGGTAAACGATCACAAATTCGGTAAAGGCGGCGGCACTTTGTTTGTTGCAAAGGGCGGAGCTGTCTGGGCGCGCAAAGAGGGACAAAATCCTAAAGGCGGCTTGAACCAAAAAGGTCGTGATGCTTACAACAACAAGACAGGCGGCAACTTAAAGCCCCCAGTCTCTGCTAAGCAAGCAGCAAAGAGCCCCAAAGCAGCAGGACGTCGCGACAGTTTTTGCGCGCGAATGTCTGGCATGCCGGGTCCAATGAAAGACGACAAAGGCAGACCGACCAGGAAAGCCCTTGCACTCAACAAGTGGGACTGCTAATATGATGGGAAAGAAAATGGCCTTCGCAAAAGGAGGCAAAGTAAAAGCACCTTGGGATAAGCCAAGGCCAAAGGATCTGCCAAAGCCCAAAAAATTAGCGCCTGCTGCAAAAGCTAGCGCCAAGGCCGCAGCAGCAGCAGCCGGACGCCCCTATCCCAACCTTGTAGATAACATGCGGGCAGCCGCAAAAAGGAAATAACATGGGAAAAAATATCAAATATGGGGAATTCACGTTCCCTGCGTCACCTGCTCGTCCAGCTAGTCGTACAGTATCCACTGCAAAGTCAACTAAAGGCATCCCAAAGGCCATGTATGACGCTCCGCATGCCATGAAAGATGGCGGATATGCCAAAGGCGGTCCAAAAGTCAAGCCAAAACGTGAACCAGAAGCCATGGTTCGCAAAGAAGTGGCTCTTTTGCGCAAGTCAGGCGCCCCAAAGGCCCTGATAAGTCACGAAGTGCGTGAAATGTCTGGCGAGATGGACACTCCGGCCACCAAAAAGGCTGAAGTGGGCATGATGCGCAAGGCAAAAGCACCTCTGACCATGCTCAAGCATGAGATGGAAGAGCCAACAGGCATGAAAAAGGGCGGAATGGCTGGCTGCTATGCTGAAGGCGGTCAATACGCTGCAGGCACTCGCTCCAAGATGGACGCAGAGGGCAAGGCAGGTAACAAGATGGCCAAGAAGTTTGGCACCGAGACCCAGAAGTACGCAAAAGGCGGCGGTGTCGAGGCAAAGCTCGAAAAGCATGCCAATATGCCAGCTGGAAAAGCACACGGTCCAGGAGCCGGGAACAAGCTTGCCAAAGGCGGCGTGCCAACGTTCTCAAAAGTTCCAAAATTTGGCAAGATGAAGTAAAATAAAGGCAATCCACGGGGTCTGCCACTGACGGCAAGCCGCAACTCAACAAATAGGAGCAGATCCGGTGGCAGT